TTAAAAGTCTAGCGTTATCGTCATTTCTTCTTTGGTTACAACAATTTCATTTACGACAGATTTTACAATTTTTGAAGCATCTTCATAGCTTAATTTTTCGGGGTTAAAACCCTTTAAAAGTCTAGCAAGTTTTCGTTGTCTTATGTTGATCGTGTTCTTCTTTTTGCTTTCTAATTGTTCTTCTAAAAACGCTTTTTCGATTTTTAGTTTTTCGTTTTTTGCATTGAGTTCTTTTCGTGTTATGATCTCGTCCAAGTATAATTCGGTCAACTTTTCAAGCCGATTATTTAACTTCTTAAGCTGCTCTTTTATTTCTTCGACTTTCATAGTTTCATCATTCTTTGCAAGCATTTCTTTACGATACTTCGGTTCGAGTTTGATTTTTGATAGTCTTTCAATGACCTTCTCTTCCAACTCTTGCTTATCATACCATTTTGAGTTACATCTTTTTGACTTGTCTTTATCAAACCTATGTCTACATTGATAGCGTTGATACGCTTTCCCTTTTCGATTTTTTGAAGTAACGTATAGACCTAGCGAACCGCCACAATATCCGCATTTTAGCAAACCAGAGAGCATATATTTTGCCTGGAATGGCCTTGGATTGTTGTTTCTTTTCAAGGCATCTATCTGCCTTTTTTTAAGTTCCAACTGCACAAGGTCAAATAATTCTTGAGAGATAATCGGTTCATGCTGCCCCTCGTATTTTTGCCCTCTATATTTCACGATACCAAGATATGTTTCATTTTTGAGTAGATATTTTGTTATCGTTTCGCCCCAGGGCCTTTTTCGTCCAACGTGCCCCTCAGCGTTTAAGTCTCTGATGATCTTTACCACCGACTTACCGTTCAAGTATTCCGTGAAAATACGATTGACAATGAGTGCTTGAGTTGGATTGACCGATAAGATTCCAGTTTCTTTTGAGTAGTCGTAGCCGAACGGAATTGTCGTCCATGACATTGCTTTCCCTTTTTTCGCACGTCCTTCTTTACCTAAAATCATACGTTCTTTTATCTGCTCACGCTCAAGCTGGGCGAATACTGAAAGCATACCAATCGAAGCCTTACCGAAAGGCGTTGAAGTATCAAAGTTTTCTTGCAAGCTGATAAAAGCAACGTCATTTTTCAAAAATACATCTTCGATTAAAAATAGCGTATCTTTCTGGCTTCGGCTTAACCTATCCAGCTTATAGACTAGCACAATATCAAATCTTTTTCTTTTTGTATCGTCAATCAAGCGCTCTAATTCAGGTCTTTTTGTGTTTGATCCTGAAAAACCACCGTCAACGTAAACATCGTAGATTTTCCAGTCTTTGATTTTGCAGTAGGCTTCCAGTTTGTCTTTCTGCTCATCGATTGAGTAGCCTTCTTCAGCCTGATAAGAAGTTGAAACCCTGACATATATAGCCACTTTATTCGTTGTTTTCATTGAATTTGTACCCCTTTTTTGATAAAATAGGTACAAGAAAACGTCTCAAAAGGGAATCTCTTTTGAAAAGTTTTTCTTGTAATTACCAACCTCACACTCAGAGTCGCCAAACTTTTGCGAGTGTGGGGATTTTTTTATTTATGAATTATGGACAATAACATCCAAGGCTCCCATGATTCGCTGTGCGTTCTCGACGGCTTCCTTGTACTCTTTCGAAGTGTTCTTTACAGGTTTTCTAATCAAGTCAATGAATATGACTGGTTTGGTGAAGTCATTTGAAGTCACACGAATAGTCATGTCCAAAATTTTTGAGGTTGATTTTCGTTTGGATACGATACCGCCCGCAACTGCTCCAATAGGTCCGAACATGGCTCCTGCAATCAAAGCTTGACCAACGCCACCCGAAACAACTGTCTGATTGTTCACAATCAACTCATAGGATACTAAGTCTTCGAACGAATACCAACCAGTATCATTCTTGTCTTTTTTAACCAATGATGGAATCAATGATAATCCCATCGTGCCAACTGCAAGACTGGCTTTTACCGTCCCTTTGATTGCCCCTCCGACCATTCCAGACGAACCTTTTGCTTTGCGAGCGCCGTTAATTCGATAGGTGCGATGGTATCTGTCAATCTCAAGCGGTCCGACCTTGTCTGTTTTCCTGCTTACGGCAGCAGGAGACGGAGAAGCTGGCTTTTTGACTGGCTGAGGCTGTTCAGTCGGTTCTTGGTTAGCGATGGAAAAACCGCAATTTGGGCAGAACTTGTAGCCCTCTACTGGATTGCCACATTCAGGACAAAATTTCATAATAACCTCCAAAATAATAACTATTTAAAAACCTTTATACTCTTTTCTTACCCATAACCGACGAGGGTATGGGTTTTTATTTTTCTCTGTACAAATCCACAACTTCACCAATAATTCGGAAGTCTGTGTCTGGTGTGATTGGCATATCTTTGTATGCAGGATTCAAGCTGTGTAAGTAAGCTTGGTCTTTGTCGATAACAAGCTGCTTGATATAAGCATCGCCGTTGTAGTTAAAAACTCCGATAACACCGTCATTCAAATCCACGCTGGTCTGAATGAATACCAGATCGCCATCGTGATAGTCAGGTTCCATGGAGTCCCCTTTAATCGGGATAACAAAGTCAGCGTCTACATCTACTGGCAACTCAATCCGTTCCACTCGTACATCGTTCAAATACTGCCCTGTACCTGCTGAAGCAGGGTGGTCGTAGTAGTCGTAGCTATATAACTGAATGACTTCTGATACTTCGTTTATCTTCGTATTTCCTTCATTCCTCTGCTCGTCCAGTTGCTTTTCAGCATAGGTCAAGACTTTGGTTTGCCTTGGGGGTTTTAGTTCATTATATATTTCTTGGATTGTAGATATTTTGGCAGATGAATCTTTTCTTATTTGAGGGAAAAGGTCATCAATCGAAATTCCAAAAGCATTAGCTAAATCAAACATCGTGTCTTTTTTAGGAGACCTAATGCCTTTTTCATAATTACCAATAGCGTTCTTGCTGATCCCGATTTTAGAACCAAGTTCTTGTTGAGTCCAACCATTTTCAAGTCTATATTGTTTTATCTTTTCACCAATAACACTAGCAATTTGTTCTTTATCCATAACCGCCTCTCCTTTCTGTTTCTATAAGAAGATTATAACACAAAAACCCACGAAAGGAAAACTTTTTTGTGTTTTTCGCAAAAAAAGCATTGACAGACCACGAAACGTGTGCTATAATTAAATCAAGCTTAAGGAAACAACAAAAACAAACCGGAGGAAAACGTCATGAACAAAGGACTTACAACACAAGAACAAATCGCACTAGCAAAAGAAATCTTACAAGTTAAAAATCGCAGAGAACGCTCATTGAAACTTGGAGAAATCCTAAATCGTGAAAAACTATCATCAGATGATATGTACGTATTGTACAATACATTGCTAACAGCAATCAGAGTTTACGGCGATGTCATCGGATTTGACGACAAAGACTTTCAAGAAATGGCTCTTACAATCTTGGTTCTTGAAAAGGTTAAAGAAGCGAAAGAAGCTAGGGTAGCGTAGAGGGGTGCAACTCCCCTCCTAGTTATTGCTCATAGAGCGAAAAAAGAGAAAGGAGAAGAAGATAATAAAATGCTTCATCATTATATAACACATTATGCAAGCAATGGAAAAGACTACGCCGAAGCATGGATCCAAATCAATATTTTTGGAATGTGCTTTTGTTTATGGAAAAAGCGTACAACCATTGAACGATTGTACGCAAACGAAGATTAGACTTTCTTCCAGCCGTTGCCTTTAGCAGAAGTCGGAGGGAGCCGGTCACCTTTTCCGATAGTTGCGGTATGACCATTAGTAACTTTTCCGCCACGAGGTCCTACCTCTACATAGTGACCAGGTTTCTGATTATCTGTTCCAGGTTTTATTGGAGTCTTTGCCATACTATCTCCTCCTTTCTATTGAAATTTTTGACTAAAACGGTGAGAGGTCCTAGTCAAAGTTATTATAGCAAATTAGGAGAAAATTACCTCAGTCTTGAGACTGATATAGGAGGTTGAATGGAAGCTAAAATCATCGAACTTGCTGATTACTTCATCAGAGAAAATACAACGTACAGAGAAGCTAAAATAGCGTGTGAAAAGCTATTGAAACAAGTTAGCCACGAGATAGAACTAAGGGCGATGGAAAGCAAGACGAGGGCATGAAATGAGACCGAAGAAATATCCATATAAACAAAAGCCACTCTTTCCTTCGACAAAAAGAGTGGAGAAAGCAATCAGTGAGCTTGAAGCGCTGAAAGAGCACTATCTTAGCTTACCTGATGAATTAAAACCTAGAGCGAAAGCGCTAGTTGGTGAGCGATTATACTACGTTACTGATTATGATCTTGAGATTGTTTCATTCGAGCTAAGACTTCGTTTTCGTGAGCTCCTAACATTTTTCGAACAATGTCCTTAACTTCACGGACTTTTACTGGTTCGAAAGTATGATTGTCATCACGAACTAGCTCAATGAGTTCATCAATCATTTTATCAATAAAAGGGCTATTTGCCATAACATCACCTCCTTTCTGACTACATTATAACAGAATTGCGAGGGACAAATAGAAAAATAAGGAGGTAGGAACGTGCAAATTTATCTTTATCAACTAAGAAAAGAAAAAGGCATCTCGCAGAAAGAGTTGGCGCAAAAACTCGGGATTTCTGAAACAACATACCGACAGAAAGAAAAAGGACAAAGTTCCTTTAAATCTGACGAGATGTTTATTATCGCTGATATTTTTGGGAAAGATATTGGCGAAATTTTTTCGGATCCAAGACCACGAAACGTGGTTGTATAGAAAGGAGAAAGAATGATTGAAAATAAGCGAAGTCAAAAACAATGCTTTTTATCAGTTTCCTCAGTGGTTGCTAGATAAAAAATACAAAGGTCTGAGCTTGAGGGGCAAAGTCATGTATATGCTAGTCTTTGACAGACGTACATTGTCGGTCCAGAACAAGTGGCATGACAGAAACGGAGATGTCTTTGTTTACTTCACCATTGAAGAGTTCATGGATAAGCTCTCCTGCAGCCGTCAATCAGTAATAAACGCAAAGAAAGAACTGAGTGATTATGGCTTAATCAGAGAGGACCAGCAAGGAGTAAATAAGCCCAATCGTATATATATCAACGGAAGTCTAGAAAATAGACTTCAAGAAGTCCAAAAATTAGACTCAGGAAGTCTAGAAAATAGACTTCAAGAAGTCCAAAAATTAGACGGAATCAAGACTGATAATATCAAGACTAATATATCAAGATTAAATGAACCAGATGGTGCTGGTGATAACTCTTTATATAGTATAGAGGACGCACCACCACAAAATGATTTAGGAATTGTTCACGATTGGATTTTTTCAGAGTTTGGACGATATCCTACACCATTTGAAATTGAGGACTTGAAGTCATTCTTGCAAGACCATAGTAAAGAGGTTATCAAGCTAGCTATCAAGGAATGCGTCGGCAATGGTAAGCCTTATTTCAAGTATCTCAGTAGCATCTTGAGAGATTGGAAACAGAAAGGGCTGGTCACGGTTGAACTAGTCGAGAATAGGCAGAAACCTGCTCGGTCAAACAGTAAGTCGAACGGTCGCTTGAGATTGTCAGATGATGGATTTGATCCACGGCTTGGATTTTAGGGGGTGCGCATGCAAGTAGTATCAAGTAAAGAATTACAAGAACGAGCCTTGCAGGTTGAGACGTTGAAGCAACAATGCCCAAAGCATGAAGGGATTTATATGTGGCGGTCAGTCAACCCTTGCACTCGTAACACGCTGACCTATTGTCCTGAATGCGTTCAAGAGACCATTAACCAGAACGCAAGCGAGCAGTTAGCTATTGCTGAAGCTCAAATCAGAGATACAAGATCCTACTCTATCTTCATGAAAGAGAGCATCATCCCAAGCGATTTGAAAGGTGCGACTGTTGGGAATTTTGAAATCCATACAGACCAGGATGCCGAAGCAGTCAATTTCGCTAAGCGTGTCACTGCTGACTATGTGAAAGAGCGTTACGAAGGAAATACGATTATCTCTGGACCGCCTGGTGTTGGCAAGAGCCATCTGGCCGTCGGGATAGCGAAGACCTTAAACGAGAGCTTTCAAATGCTCCAAGTTCGCAAGTCGGTCGTGTATATGCCATCGATGGAATTATTCTCTCGGATGCAAGAGGCTTTTCAATACAAGGACTCAAAATGGGAACAACGCTCAGTTGTGAAGTTTCTGCAAAGTGTTGATTTCTTGATTTTGGATGATCTCGGCAAAGAGTCGAGCGTTGGGAATGAAATCCGACAAGGCAACAACTGGATGCAAAAAGTCCTGTATCAGATACTTGAGAACAGAACAAACACAATTATCACAACTAACTTTGAGGGCAAACACCTCAAAGAACTTTATGAGCAGAGTCTCGTTGACAGAATAACGAAAGGAAACATGAAAACAAATGCCTTTAAATTTAGCAAAGACACAGCTTCAAGACGCTCCTTGTCAGCAAGTGACTACTGAGGAACGTAAGCGAGCCATTGAGCAGTTCGAGAGCCAATTTTACGGGCTGTCGACTCTGCTTAAAGAACGGTTGATGATCACGACAGACGAACGGTTCACTAATAAGATGAACGAGCTGACGTATTATGCAACGAATGGAAGTGTCTACAAGACATAAACAAAAAAGCACCTGACGGCAATCAGGCGCTCAACAAAAATTATTCAAGGAAATTATACCACGAAAGGGGTCAAAATGAAAGTCACAGTATATGCTTATGGTCGTAAGTTAGAACCAAATGAACCAATTATCATCCCAGAAAATCATCGTTTTTATGATATTTGGAACGGAATTGCAAACGAAATGCTCGATAAAGAGGAAGAGGTAGCTTAATGAAATTACTTACTAAATTAAAACTCAGCCTTGAGGGAATCATCAAGGAAGTGAACCTTGACTGGAGAGTAGTCGCAGTCGAGCTTAACGAGGACCTTCTCGAAGAGCGCAAACGTCGCTTTGCTTTCGAGCAAGAAAACTACGATTTGAAGCAGGAGCTTGCTGCCTACAAGTACAAAGAAAACTTTGATATCAAGGCTAGACTGCAAGGAGAAATGTAGATGTACATTATATCAATCCATGTCAAGAATGCTGAAACTGGAAACGAGGATTTCAGTTTGATTGGAAGAGACTTTTTGCCAATTGGCAAGCAAGATTATTCGGCTACTGTTTTCGAGACTAAGGAAGAAGCTATTGCTTATTTGAAATCAGCTTCATACGAAGCTGCGGGAGTTTATGGAAATGACTGGGAATTTCAAGACAAGACTTCTTCTGGAGTGGAATCCCGCTGTCGAATTTGGAAAGTTGGAGAATAAATAAAAAAGGAGAACAATATGTTTAAAGCACTAAAAGCAATCAAAAAAATCAAACAACTGCAGAAAGAAATGCACGCTTTCAGCCTTGCGTTTCTAGCTCTACAAGATATGGGCTTGATGCCAGAGACTGAAAGAAGCAAGGCGAAGGCTCAAACAATGCACGATGTAAGCCACGTGCTCAAGGACGTCCTGGACGGCAAGTCGGTAGATGAAGCGATGAAGCGTCTAAATAGCGAAGTGAAAATTGAAGAGGTGGAGCAGGAAGATGAACAGAATTGAACTTGAAAACCGTGTGTGGCTTTTGGCCAACAATGAAGAAAAAAACGAATTGCTGGATCTCGGTTTGACATCTAAAGTTCGATATGTGAAGCGAGTCCTGGAACTAGGGAAGGTGTATGCTCATGTTTGATTACGACAGAGACATAATGCAACCGCCCGAACCCAGGGAAGAACGCGACCCAAGAGAGTATGTGTATATTGGATGCGGTCAGTATCGATATGTAGGTGATGAAATATGATTCAGGAGATACACGAAGAAATCGACAATTGGAGAGCCGAGTATATTCATCTTGGTCAGGAACTTGGAGAAATTATCGACAAGCAACAAGATATTATTTTGAAATTGCAAACCAAAAACAGACGCTTAAAGCGTGAAAATTGGAATTTTAAGAAAACGAAAGGAAGAAAGAAATGAGTTACGAACAGATATCAGAGTCAACGTATTATCAAAACATGAGCTATTGGAACCAAGTTGCACAAAATTATAGATCTCTCGGAGGTCTAGGTATTTGCGACGACGAGACAGGCGAAGAACTATATACAATCTAAGGAGAAAGACAAAATGACAAACGAACTAACACAGAAGCAAGTTACATCAAATGTTGCAACACGAATCGAAGCGATGAAGGGAGAAGGACTCCTGATCGCACCGAATTATAGCGTTAGCAATGCACTGAGTTCAGCATATTATGCTCTAAAAAATTCTAATAGCGGGAATTTACTCCAACAGTGCACTCAAGACAGCGTTTATAACGCATTATTAGAAATGGTAACCCAAGGACTAAGCCCGGCTAAAAAGCAATGTTACTTTATCAAATATGGCTCTGACGTCCAATTGAGAATGTCTTATTTTGGGACCATTAAAGTTACTAAAGATTTGCAAGAGGTGAAAGACGTTACTGCTAATGTTGTCTACGAAGGGGATACGCTAGAGGTATCAGTTGAAAACGGGCGTAAGAAGTTAGTCAAACATGAGACAGATTGGCAGAACGCAGATAATCCAATAATTGCTGCTTATTGCATCATCACTCGAACTGATGGAGAAGAGTTCTTTGAAGTCATGACTAAAAAACAAATTGACAAGTCATGGTCTAAGGCGAAAACGAAAAATGTCCAAATCGACTTCCCTGACCAGATGGCCATGCGTACGGTTATCAACCGAGCTGCCAAAATGTTTATCAACACAAGCAATGACAGCGACTTGTTCGCTGGAGCAATCAATAACACAATTGCTGACGAGTACGACAATGATCGTCAAATGAAAGAAGCTGAACCAGTGAGAGAAGAGGCTGAAACATTAGATAGTATCCTTGGAGCTTCTGAAGAAGTGACTGAAAAACCAAAAAAAGAGGTTATCAACCAGGAGTTGACGACCACAGATACAAGCTACCCAGCAGATGAAGTTCCAGATTTTGGTCAAGAAACGGGCGAAGTAATTGATAAGGAGCCAGAAAATGGTCAAATGGACATGCTAGAAGGGGAGGATTTCTAGAATGACTGAAGAATTGAAAGATGTAACAGATAGCCTAGAACTCGTTCCAGTGACGGATTTAGAAGTCGGATTTGTCCTGAAAGCGGCTGAAATCGAAATCCAAGGAAAAGAGGTTTTGGAACAAGCTTTAGCAGCATATCAAAAGAAATACGCTGGCTATATCGTGACAGAAGAGACTTTGTCAGACGATACCAAGGTTAAAGATGAATTGGGACGAGTGCAACGCCAAATTGAGCAAGAACTCAAAAACCAACTAAAAGACTACTCTAGTCCGCTGGACGAAGTGAAAGCATGGGTTAATACTGTCCTAGACCCTATCAAAACTTTGCAGACGGACATCAAAAACCAGATTAAGGAATTTGAAGAGAAAGCGACTGAAGCTCGTAAGGAAACAGTCAAAGAGGCATTTGAATCTGCAATCGCAGACAGCGGAGTTGACCTAGATATCAAGCTATTTGCCATCTACTTTGACGATCTCAGCAAGAAAAAGTGCTTTATGGCCGATAATGTGCGAATCAATCAAGAGACTTCTAAGATGATTGCTGATTTGGTCGCAGAAGAGGCAACGAAGAAACAGCAACGCGAGGCCGGACTTATCCAGATAACAGAAGCAGCTGCCAAGGCCGGATTTGGTCCAGCTGTCTATATCCGACTATATGAAGGAGGGGCCAAGCTAGAGGATATTCTGCAAGCTATTTTAGACGATAAAGACCTAGCAGACAAAGCCAAGGCAGAGGAAGAGCTTAAAAAACGTATCAAGGAAATGACAGCTATTGCAGAGGATAATGATCTGGCTCCTCAAAAATACGTTGACATGCTCAAGGAAGGCAAGTCCGTTTTGGATGTTATCAATATCCTACACGCAGACGCAGCTGAAATGAAACAAGCACAGGCCGAGGTGGAAAGAAATGCTCAGAATCAATTCTACACCCAAAATCAGCCCGAATTTAACTCTGAAACAGTTTCAGAGGATAATCATGCCACTGAGCAAGAAAATGGTCAAAAATCGCAAAATATGGCTTCTGATGATGTGGCTAAAAAATATGGCTACAAATTTACTGTGGACTTGATTTTCCCAGCAGAGAACGCAAAGGAAATTAAAGAACAGTTCAAAGAATGGCTTAATTCTCACGGCGTTCGTTTTGAACCGAAGTCAAAATCAGTGAAGGTGGAAATAGAATGACACAAGATTTACTTGGCAAAGATTACTATTCAGCAGCTTCTGCACGTCGCTACTGGTCTATCTCGCAATATAAGCGATTTAGAGAGTGTGAAGCGCGAGCGCTAGCGGAGCTGGAAGGAGAATGGGAAGACCAGAGAGACAACACGGATCTCTTGGTCGGGAACATGGTCCACAGCTATTTTGAAAGTCCAGAAATACATAAGAAATTTATGGATGAAAACGCAGATGCCATGATTTCAAAAGCCGGAAAGACCAAAGGTCAGTTGAAATCCGACTTCTTGGTCGGCCAGCGCATGATTGAGCGACTGGAAGCTGATAAGCAGTTCATGGACTACTATGTCGGCCAGAAAGAGGTTGCTGTAACAGGCAAAATCGAAGGCGTGGAATTCAAAGGCAAGATTGACTGTCTCAATGTTGAAAAAGGGTATTTCGTGGATATTAAGACCACGAAATCTGACATTGATAGTATGGTCTGGATTCAGGATGAAGCAAGCGGACGAAATATTCAGGTCCGCTGGTTCGAAGCTTGGGGGTATGTTCTTCAGATGGCGGCTTACAAGAAGATGCTAGAAGAGAAGTACGGCAAGGAATTTACGCCGATCATTTATGCGGTGACAAAAGAGCCGACTCCCGACACAAGGGCCATCGTCTTTCAGACCCAAGAGAAACTTGGCTATGAGCTGACTGAGCTGTCTATGCTGATTAAGCGACTTGATAAGGTCAAGCGAGGCGAAGAGAAGGCGAAGCCATGCGGTCATTGCGAATACTGCAAAACGAAAGCGCTGAGTCAACGTGTGGAGGTGGTCTGATGACTGATCCCCAAATTATGAGAGTCGATAGAGAAACATACAAGCTAGGCAAGCGAGCACCACACTTTTGGTCTAGTAATAAAGAGTTGAAATTCTATGAGATTAGGTGCAATTTGGGCATTAATAGACAGACACAGGCTTTCTATCATGTTTTGGCGTATAGTCGCACCCAAGCCGAAGAAATGGCTGTGAAAGAATATGCAAGAACCCATCATATTGCCGAAAAATGGGTAGTAATCTTTTAGAAAAAGCGAGGAAAGAATGAAAATCTATATTGAACAAGATGACGTAAAATTGAGTTTTGAACGAGCGCAGGAACTTGATTATCAAACCTTATTCAAAGCCTATCAGATGATCACAGGGTCTGACGAAATTCTTGAGGATTTAAGTCAGAAAGATCCCGAGAATGCAGGGGCCGTTTTAAAAATTGATGCTGAGAAGTTAGCTGAAATTGATCCTGTCAATATCAAAGCAGCGAAGGACAAGTTATCTGCAAAATTTAGCGGAAGCACAGCGATTTCGCAGAAACCAAGCGAGAAGGTAGATGTTGATTTGCAATGCCCGTTTTGTGGATGTGCGAAGCGGTGGAAAGTCCCATCTTACTTTACATTCATGAATTGCCCTGACTGCCAAGGCTCAATTTTCTTGTCTTGGGCGACGGGAGTCAAAGGCGAATTGGATGACAATGGATTTTATTTCAGAGGGGACAGCCCGATGAAGTTCAAAGAGCAGACAGATGAATTCGAGGATATGTTTGCTGTTGAAAAATCAAAATAACCCAAAACCAACTATATTCCAAAATGGAAACAACTCAAAATTAAACAAGCCGTGTATTCTTGTAAAACTGCGAACTAGAAAACGTCAATGAAGGTCATGTGACCTTGGACGAGCGACTGCCCGTATTTAGCCAAACTCACAACAGAGGCAACCTCGCAAGGATATGCTGAAGCAGAGGTTGGGGATAGCGTGAATTTGTCACACCCTAACTCTAAAATACGCAGAGGGCGAGTAGGTAAGAAGATAGCGAATACTCTCTTAATTGGAGAGAGTCAAGGCGTGGTTGAGCCTGATTTTAGGATTAGAAAGCTGACACCTAGAGAATGCTGGAGGTTACAAGGTTTTCCTGACTGGGCTTTTGATAAAGCTCAAGAAGTAAACAGCAACAGTCAATTATACAAGCAAGCAGGCAATAGCGTGACAGTCAATGTTATTGCTGCAATAGCAAAGGAATTTAAATAAAAAGGAGAAAAACAAATGCTAAATAAAATCGACATACCAGGAACAAGTATCACACTCGAAATCGTAGATAAGACCATCACGATTACAAACAAGATTGAATATGATATGCAGATGCATTTCAGAAATGCGGACGCAGATGCTTCTCTTGATACGAGTGGCGACGTGTTCGAGCCACTCTACTGGCTAGACATCAGGGTAACACCGAAAACGCCAACAGAGTATCATACGAGCCTCGGAGTCAAGAGGGAGAAACGCCACTTGGCCGAACTTCAGAAGTTCTTCGAGTTCATTGAGAACAACAAACGAAATCTCTTTGACCTCTGTGGAATCAAAGGAGAATTGCAATGAGTTCTCTGACCTTATCGTTAGACATTTCAACTACTGCGACAGGATGGGCCGTGTTTCACGGCTCTGACCTTGTCCAGAGTGGTGTCTTAAAACATAAAAGCAAGTCTTTCTTTGAGCGTGGGCGCTTCATGGCTAGCGAGTTAAGAGCGATTCAATCAAGAGCCTTGCAGAAATATGACGAGCCTTTTGAATCGATTGTGGTCGAGAAAAACTCGGTTATGGGGCCAAATCAGCAGTCCATGATCAGCATCGGAATTGTGACAGGGATTATTCTTGGACGGTTAGTCGCTGACAATGTGTATTTTGTGAATGTTTCGACTTGGCGCAAGTATTGGAAGTTCAGCTATAAAGACCGAAGCAAGAAATCAATGAAGTTGCAGGCAGTTGCTAAGATTTCGGATGAATTCGACCTAAACGTCAAAGACGACGAGGCTGATGCTATTCTCATTGGTTCGTACTTTGTCAACTATGGCCACGAATTCGGAGACCTGGAAAACCACAAGGTAAGTTAAAGGAGCAGGAAGAATGAAGAAACAAGAATTAATTAAACATATCGAGGATTTGCCTTACAAAGAGGGTCCTATCGTCGATAAAATTGACATCAGCAGAAAAGGGCTTTTGGAACTAGTGAAACAACTAGACGAACCAAGGAAAGTCCAAATCCCGCAGTTTGTGGCAGATTGGCTAGAGCAAAGCGATTGGCGAGAAGAAACACTTGGTGAACAATCTGTTTTCGATGTATTCGATAACCTAAAAAATGACTCAAAAAACGGTTATTACGAAAATGTAAACCGTTGGATTGACGGGAACGGAGATTTATTCGCTCGTGCATGGCTTGACGGCTACACAGTAGAAGAGGAGAAAAAATACAAAATTACACTTCTAAACCGAAACGACGGTGACTTATATCTCGTTAACCAAAATGCAGATTTAGCAGATAAATACGGACATTTTTCTCCCGTAGTGCTCCTTTTTACAAAATGCACTAATTTTTCAAAAAAGTGCTACGAACTCACGAAAAAGGAAGTAGTTTCGTATGATTTCGGCTGGGTATTCGATTGCCCAGGGGTACAGATTGAGGAGGTGAAGTAAATGGAGAATTTAATGTTTTTGGGAATGTTTATAGCTTGTTTGTCAGTTCTTGTCATGGCTTCATTTGTTTTGTATATGCAATACAAAGTTAATATTGACTTACGAAACAAATATAACGAATTAAGACGAGAATTGAACAATTGCTTTGGCTGGGATGACTGGGAATGGGCGCATAATTTTAGAGAATACGCTCGCAAAGTTGATTCTCTGGATAAATTTCAGATGGATATTGAACGACTTGAGATCATCAAGAAAGCATTAGATGCTCAAAAACTAGAAGAATTACAAAAACGTAAAGAACTAGTTGAACGTGAAATCGAAAAGCTTGAAAATTGAGGAGGTGGAGTGATGGAACGACCTGAACGATACCCATCTGGATACTTCATTCCTGAACTGATTGAAGATGAAGATATCATCTTTAACAAAGATAGCGATTATCTCAAGCAGAAGAAAAAAGAAAAGAAGAATCCTATTTTCAAAAGAAATAAGTCCAAAAATAGATGGGCGCTTTGAGGAGGTAACAGAATGAGCCTTACGCTAAATAGCACAATTGGAGACTTAGTTTTTGCAATTGGAAAAATTATCATTGAGTCTGACGGTAAAACCAGTACAGCGATGCTAGAGATACCCGATCAAGACTTTTACTTAGAGATTACCTTCAAATCAAAGAAGGAGGTCACAGATTGAAACGAAGAAAAAGCATATCTAAAGCCACTAGACAAAAAGTTTTAGATAAATACGGCGGTCACTGTGCTTATTGTGGCAAGGTTTTGGACTTGAAAACTTTGAGAGTGGATCATTTGCATCCACATTATCGAGGCGGAGAAGATAGTTTTGAAAACTATATGCCTGCTTGTTATCAATGCAATTTCTACAAATCTACTCTTCTGTTAGAAGAATTCAGAGAGCAGATGTCTACCTTGCACGAGAGAATCAGCAAGCCATTCATAGCAAGACTTGGGTTAGATTATGGAATCATTGAAATCAAGCCTTTTGATGGCAAATTTTATTTTGAGGAGTAAACATGAAACAATTTATAGCGTTATGGATTGTATTATCTGCTACTTTGAATATCTGGCAATGTGTCCACATTAAAAAACTAGAAGAAAAGCGCCCGATGATCATCTACAAAGCAGATAATAAAGGCGCAGAAATTAAAGGTAAAGTCGTCCATAAGGAGAAGATTGGCGAACTCTACACGATCACAATACAAAATTACGGCATATTTGTAGTGTCACAAGATAACTACGAATTTTTGAAAGTTGGAGACGAGGTGAGATTATGATACCAAGATTTAGAGCGTATGATGGCGGCTCATTAAATCGTATGTATCAACCGGACGAAGTGATGGTTGGGAATGGCGATATCTGGATTATTGATGAGGACTCTGTTGCTGGTGAATGGATTGTGAACAATGACATTCACCTCATGCAGTCAACAGGCCTTTTTGACAGAAATGGCAAGGAGGTTTTTGAGGGGGATATAGTTTCTATCGATACAGACGAGTTTGGCCTGTTAGTTGTGAAGTATGAAACTGGAATTTACTGGTTAACGGAAGATGAGCAATGTGTTGAGCATTTATCAGATTACTACAAATATGTCTCAGTCATCGGCAATGTCTACGAAAATCCGGAGCTTTTGGAGGTAGAGTGATGAGACCAAAAAAATATCCGTATTTAGGAAGAAAGAAAAGGCAAGAAACACCATCGTCATTGTTTTCTGCACGACCAATTTTTAACGAGATTCCAATTGTAGAAGAGGTCAAAGTTGATCTCGGAGTTGAAGCTAATTTTGGGCGTTCATATCCAGAAATGGTAATACATTTAGATGTTTCTGGATATGGAAATAGAGTGCATTCAGTACATCACTTTCCTGGCATCTTCCTTACTGTTGGTGAATCAATTCAACTAAAGATACTCTTTTATAGAAGGATTAGAAATTTGACCGCAGATCGTTTTTTGACCTTTAGAGAATCTGATTGGAAGTTCTTTATCTGTGACCTGGTCAACGAATTTGTGCATTAGAAAGTTAGTGAGGAGAAACAATGAGACCAAAAAAATATCCGTACACAGGGAGCAAAATAAAGAAAGTGACTACAACAGGAATAGGAGCTCGAGAGCTTGTGGTTTTTCCTAACGTAGCTTTTAGAAAAGACTTACTCAAACACATTTTTTCAGTCGTCAAAATCCATGACAACACTACAATCATTTACTTCAGAATTCCAAAAGTATTCGGATACGAGGAGGAAAGAGCAAAAGTACATCTAAGCTATGAAAAGACGATGAGGATACTCAATAACTACTAAAAAAAGCCAAGACACTCTCTGTCTCGGCTATAATCTCAATAATATTATTATATCACAAAGGAGATAGAGAGTGAAGGCCAAAGAGCTCTTGAAAGAATTACAAGACCTTGATATGGACATTCAAAGCCGTATAGATGAAATCAAAGAACTTGAGGCTGGTTTGCTCTCAAGTCCTAAGTGGACAGACGTCAAAGTCCAAGGCGGTCAAACTAGAAAAGTTGATGACGTCTATACTCAGCTTGTCGTGATGAAAGAGGCTATAGAACAGGATACCAAAGAAGTTATTAACAGGAAACTTGAATTAGGTAGAATGATCAACAGGCTTAAAAATCCAAAACATAGAACTATTTTGAGAAAGACCTACATCAATAAGATGTACGTTGATGACATCTGTGACAGCATGGGGGGCATGAGTTCCCCTACTTACTATCGTTTGAAGAAACAAGCAGTAAAGGAACTTGATAGTATTCTTTCAGAATTGATAGTAAATGATAGTAACTGTACAGGCATGAAGTCTAAAATCTGTTAAAATGGTAGTATCAAGAATTAAACAAAGGCACCTTAGGCAACCGCCTAGAAAAGCTTCTGAAAAACTGCTGGCTTGGGTTACCAGTGGCGATAGAGTAGGATGTTTTAATATCGCAAAAAAGACTACAAAAAATAAAAAAGAAAAAAGTAATTTCTAATTAACACGCAAGTCTGTAGTCTACTTGCATTTTTAGGGCTTAGCCTAGATAATCTGTGGTAACTCAGGAAAAGGATGCTTTTAAATCTATCAAACATCCTGCCAGTAATGGTCAATCTAAGCAATTTAATCTTAACTATTTCAGTTTTGGAATAGGTAGGCGAAGTTAAAGCAGAAAGATTCCAACGGCAAGGTGCTGAGGAAATGCAAACGTGGCGGTTTGGCTGTGAAACGAGTCTATAAGATGAAAGAGGTATTTGGTTCGAGGTGCAACAAGAGCTTAATACCATATCTTACAAAAATTGGGTGCCTCCCAAAAGTATGTAAGATGAGTTGATTGTCCGCAAAACAATCGATAACAAGCAGGCGCTGTGCATTTTGTTCTTCAAAAGAGAATAAAACACATGGCGATGCGTGTCTGTGATAGATAAAAGATGATTTTTATATTTTAAGGCTATTCAAGATAGAAAAAACTCAAAAAGCAAAAGTCATCGCCCGTCATAAATGAAAGTGTACTTCGGCAATTAGATTGCCTGCTCAAGTCTCGCAAGGATGAGAGCAAAGTCAAAGAGTAAAGCAGCTTAGACTTTTAGCGGGGTCTTCGTTAATTGAAAAATGGCTTAGTAGTTTATGATGTAAGGAGTGATTGGTCTAACCAATCGTGCATGAGTGATACAAGTAGGAATATTTGTGGACAAGATAATAAACTATAAGTTATCAAAAGTCACTCGTTTAAAGCAGTAGTCTCATGCTGGTTAATGGATATATGGTAGACGGATTAAGTCCTGTTTAGGGAATTGAGACGTCACAGGTTCGAGTCCTGTCGTTCCAATTGTATCTCTGTGAGTAGCTATCACAATAGGGGTACAGGGCGGTAATTAGATTTAGGCTGATTAACCTGTAGGACAGAGATAAAGTAGCGCTATATAAGGCTCTGGTGGGGGAGGCACCCACTTACCGCATACAGTCACTCTTTGAGTGGCTTTTTATTTTGTCGGAAAGGAGGTAGTCCAGTGAGTGGATAAATTAACTCCAAAACAAGAACTATTTGTCCAAGGGATAATCTCAGGGCTATCTCAAAGACAAGCGTACAGACAGGCTTTTTCAACTTCTAAAAAGTGGAAAGATAGCACGGTCGACGTTAAAGCAAGCGAGCTTCTTCAAAATGGTAAGGTTTTGGTAAGGTATCGTGAGTTGCTCAAACAGTTCTCTAATATGTCCTTGTGGTCTAGAGAGCAGGCTTTCAATGAGTATGAATGGCTAAAAAATAAAGCTAGGGCAAGCATCGAGAATGACGGTATTAGACAAGCTAATTCAAACGCATTTCTTTCAGCTTTGGAAGGTATGAACAATATGACTTTCCATGACTTAGAGTTGATTGATGAAAAACTGAAGCTAGAAATCGAAAAACTCAAAACTCAAATCGGCGAGGATAATGAACAAGATGATAAATTGAGAGACTTTGCCAAGGCTTTGAGAGGTGCTTTTAATGACAAGTAAATTCACTAAACGACAAGAGGAAGTACTTACACGAGTATTGAACGATGATTTCTTTATTTGTGGACTTCATGGAGCGAAACGTTCAGGTAAAACCGTTGTAGATAACATCGTTTTTATGAACGAAATTGATAGAGTTAGAACAATAGCTGATAAGTTAGACATTGATGAACCGATGTATATCTTAGCTGGAACATCTTCAACATCGATACAAAACAATATCATTCAGGAACTGTATAACATGTTTGATATTGAACTCAAATACGACAAGCATGGAGCTTTTACCCTTGGTGGTGTAAAGGTAGTTCAAGTCTATACTGGTTCTATTTCTGGGTTAAAGCGTGCCCGTGGTTTCACTGCTTTTGGAGCTTACATAAACGAAGCCTCTCTTGCTAATGAACAAGTATTCAAAGAAATTATCTCACGTTGTTCAGGAGAGGGCGCTAGAATTATTTGGGATAGCAACCCAGACATCCCGACACACTGGCTTAGACGGGATTATATCAACTCTGGGGATGATATGATCATAGACTTTCATTTCAAGCTAGATGATAATACATTCATGTCCGACAGATACCGCGAGAACATTAAAAATGCTACGCCAGCTGGTGTATTTTACGACAGAGATATTCTTGGTCTGTGGGTAACTGGTGAGGGTGTTGTATATCGTGATTTTAGCGAGAATATGTTTGTGGATAACGCACCAGAAGATATCGCTAAAGTATACGCTGGCGTTGACTGGGGATATGAACATTTTGGTTCTATTGTTGTTATTGGAGAAACATCTGACGGTTCAGTTTATTTGTTAGAGGAACATGCGCATCAGTACAAAGAGATAGACTTTTGGGTAGACCTCGCTAAGAATATCAAGGAACGATACGGGAATATTACGTTCTGGGCAGATAGCGCACGACCTGAACACGTTGCAAGATTTCAGAGAGAGCAATTGAAGACATTTAACGCTAACAAAGCGGTCTTGTCTGGTATTGAAGAAGTGGCCAAGCTGATGAAAGCCGGGCGCTTTTTTGTTGTCTCAGATAAGGTCAGCAAGTTCAAAGATGAGGTTTATCAGTATATTTGGAACGAAAAGACGGGTGAGCCAGTAAAAGAGAATGATGACGTACTGGATGCGGTGCGTTATGCGATTTATTCGCACCATTCGCAACCGAAAGCAACCGTACGCAGACGTTCGCAATACGGTTTATAGAAAGGATTTAAATGTATCAGATTTTAACCTATCCACGAGACGGATACGATGAAACAGCTTTGAGTAAAGAATTGATTTACAAGCTGATTCGCAAACATACACAAGAACGTAGTCGCTTGCGAGATTTGAAGAAATACTATCTGGGTGAACATGCTATTTTGAATCACGAGAGACGAAACAAAAATGCTCCGAATTTTAGAACAGTAGCAAATCACGCTAAAGACATTGCAGACACATCTACGGGCTATTTCATGGGTAATCCTATCAAGTATAACAATACGGCCGATAGCGACCTTGAACCCTTGCTTGTAGCGTTTGATGGCGCTGAAATCGACCAAGTAGATGCGCAGAATGCTTTGAATATGGCTATCTATGGACGTGCTTACGAGTATATCTATGCGAAGGAGGGATTGACTGAGCTTGATTCGACTAGTGTAGATCCTGAGAATGTATTTCTTGTATACGATGATAGCATTGAACGCAAGGCCTTGTTCGCGGTCTACTATTACGAAATCAAAGACGATACGAAAGATGCTACCAAGTATCAAGCAGAGGTCTTTACTCAAAACTTGCACTATCACATCGTGCTGCGTGATTCGAGCATGGGAACAACACGAAACGAGCAAGTGGAACCTCACAACCTCGGACAAATCCCAATCATTGAGTATCGCAATAATCACTTCGCGATTGGTGACTACGAACAACAGATTAGCTTGATTGATGCTTACAATTCATTGATGGGTAACCGGGTTAATGATAAAGAGCAAGCAGTTGAATCCATCCTTGTCTTGTACGGTGCTCAGTTGGCTGACAACCAAGAAGAAGCGCGAGAAGCAATGAGTATCCTTGCTGAAGAAGGCCTTTTGGAATTGCCAGCAGATGCCAAGGCTGATTTCTTAAAGAATGCTCTGGACGAAAACGCGACTGAAATCTTGCGTAAGGCTTTGAAAGAAGATATTTACACTTTTAGCCATGTGCCGAACCTAACGGACAAAAACTTCGCAGGCAATAGCTCGGGCGTAGCCATGGAATTCAAGCTACTAGGTCTTGAAATGATAACTAAGACGAAAGAAGCGAACTACAAGCGAGGTCTTAGACAACGGATTGCTATCTTTGCTCATTATTTGGGTATGCAGCAGATTGCGCTTGAAGCACATTCAATCGTGCCTCAGTTTAGCCGTGGATTGCCTAAGAACTTGCTCGAATTGTCACAGATTATTAACAATCTTGAAGGCAAGGTATCGCTTCGTCAACTCATTTCACTCTTGCCATTCGTTGAAGATCCTGACGCTGAACTTGAAAGTCTTGAGGAAGAGAAAGAGAAGAACATGGAACGTGTATCATTTTTTAATCAGGCTAACACGAAGCCAGACGACGAGGTAGCAGATGAAGAATCAGGAGTACTGGAGCAAGAGGAAAGCTAATCTCATCTATGAACAGATGGATAAGGCTGAGAAACAAGCGGACAAGTTTGACGAGATTTACAAGCAGTCTAAAGACTATCTAGACAAGCAAATCAACAAGGTTTTTGACAAGTTCCAACGTGATTATGGATTGAGCGAGCGTGATGCTAGACAAGTCTTGAAGAACATGAAAGATCAGAAGGATCTAAACGAACTTCGTAAGGTTCTTGAAGCTAGACCGAATGACCCGAATATCCAACGGTTGCTTGCTGACTTAGACAGTCCAGCTTATGCTTATCGTATGAAGCGTTTAGAGCGTTTAAGCGACGATTTAGACCGTATGCGTGAGTCTATCTATCGTTCTGAGAAATCAGGCTCAGATGCCTTTTATAGCGACCTCATGAAGGATAGCTACTACAAGGCTACTTTTGACTTGCAACAGCAGACAGGGCTCGCTTATAGCTTCTCTGGTCTACCTGAAACAGAAATCAAGCGTCTACGAGGCCTAAAATGGACAGGAGAGGGCTATTCGGACAGAATATGGTCAAATACTGGGGCGCTTGCTTCAAGCGTGAAAGACGAGCTCCTAGTGAGTCTCATGACGGGTCGAAGTGTCAAGGATACTGCCCAAGCAATCGCTGAACGTTTTGAAGTTGGTCAAAACAATGCTAGGCGCTTGGTTCGAACTGAGTCAGCATTCTTCCACAATCAAATGGAACTGCTTAGCTATGAAGATGCTGAAATCACAAAGTACAAATTTGTGGCCGTATTAGATAGGCGCACATCGCACATTTGCCAGGAGCACGACAATAAGGTCTACGATACGGACAAGGCTGAGCCTGGTGTGAACTATCCACCTCTACATCCATGGTGCAGGTCTACGACTATCGCACATGACGAGGATGCAGATTACAGCAAGCTCGAGCGTAGGGCAAGGAATCCAAAGACGAACAAAGTCGAGTACGTGCCTGCTGATATGACTTATAAAGAGTGGTATAGCAAGTATGTAGATGGCGAGGACGTTGTTAAGAAGTCTAAACCAGAAGTGGATGGTAAGGTTTTTGTAGCTGATAAACCAAATGAAATAGATGACTTCTTCAAAAAGCAAAAATCTTATCAGAAATGGTATAATGAGCTTACGGATGATGAAAGAAGCGTTATTTATTCTTATACAACAGAAAACTATCATAATTTCAACAATATAAAACGCTATGGACTTGATGAAGCCTTAAAAATACGTGAAAAGTTCTGGTTTGAAAACGACGGAGATGTAGCTGATTTACCTTTTGCTTTGGATATTGTAAAGGATACAGAATCTAATATCCCAATCCTAGAAAAAGCCATTTCGAAATTTGCTCCCGAAAAAAGTTTTAAGGCGTATCGTGGAAGTGGATCTATCTCTGCACTCGGACAAGATTTAGGGTATCTAGATTTTGAAGTTGGCCAATCCATTAGACTTGATAAGACTTTCACTTCATTTAGTTTAGACAAGAACTATGCAAAAGAATTTGCAATAGATGGTGAAGGTGCAGACATTTTGTTTGAAGTCACTGTTAGAAAAGGTCAAAAAACAGGATCGTATATTGCTGAGCTGGCGGATTTTAATCCTGAAAAAGAATATTTGATGAAACCAAATTTGAAGTATAATATCATTTCGAAAACGGAAGATGAAAACGGGATGATAATTTACGGCTTGGAGGTGTTAGAAGATGGGACTTGATAAAGATTTTATAGAGAAGGCTTTTTCTAACGGAAAAGATAGAGTTAATCGAGCGATTTATGTTAAACCCGAAGAACTTATTGAAATATCTGATGAAGATTTGAGTTATTTTGGTGAGGGTATCTTTTGTTGCCTTCCTCGTAATCAGTACATAATGGATAACAAAGATGAAATTAGAAAAAAATATAAACTTTCTCCAAATATGCCAAAGATAAATGGCATCTATTTAGGGAGTTTGGTAAAAATGAGGTCATGGACAAGAATTTGGAAAACAAATCCAAGTTTAAAGGGAATAATCGAATTGACAAAAAAAGAAAGCACCTAGAGAAATCTAAGTGCTTTTTTCGTACTCAGAAAGGAAATTTTAATGAACAAGTATAAAAAATTGATAGAATTAATTGAAGATAACGGACTTGAGATACAATCGAAGGAATGTTACGACTCACAGAGTGCTTGGCATGGTGAGGAGTTATGGATTGTTGACAAGAAAAACCAAAATAAAATTTTTGATTTATCGGGTAATGGTTACTGTTTTCATGACGACAAAGTTGATGAAGCCATTGAAGAGGTTGAAAAGTATTTGTCTCTTAAAAACATGAATACTTTTGATGCGTTCAAAGAATGGGTAGAAAGAAATGCTAAGACTCAAAAATGATGCGTAGAAAGGAGTAAAACATGTTTATTTGGGAATGGGTATCAATCGCTTTTGGGTGGTTGGTATTCTTTTGGCTATTCGTTTTAATTGCAGGGACTATTCTTGCGATTTTAACAGGTTTCAAAAACAGAAAGTAGGTGATCCGACATCTTGACTGGCAGGAATAGACTGCTATCTATATCGCATTTCTAACCGTATGGAATCCCGTACGGTTTTTATATTGTCCGAGCATTGATGACAGTAAAAGCCATGGAATTATACAGTCGGGGACGACTTTAAAAATAGGAGGTTCGCAATGAACGAAGAAACACAAACAGTCGAAGTCGAAACGGTTGAAGTACAAGAGGTACCTGCAGAACCTACACCACAACCGGAAGACGAGAAGAAGTACACGGACGCAGAAGTCGATGCCATCATCGACAAGAAATTTGCTAAGTGGAAATCAGAGCAAGAAGCCAAGGACAACGAGGCTAAGAAACTTGCCAAGATGAATGCTGATGAAAAGAAAGATTATCAGTTAAAACAACTTGAGCAAGAATTGGCTGACCGTGAACAAGCGATTGCTCGCAAGGAATTGACCGCAGAAGCTAAAGCAATGCTAAGCGAACGTGGCTTACCAGTTGAATTAGTGTCCGTGGTTGATTTGTCAAATGCTGAAGCCGTGACTGAATCAGTCGCAAGCATTCAAAAAACTTGGGAGGATGCAGTCCAGAAAGGTGTATCCAAACGTATGAAAGGTAGCGCACCTATTAAGACTGCGCCACAACAATCAACAGGGCTCTCAAGAGCTCAATTTTTCCAAATGAGTCATTCAGAGAAGGCTGCATTGAAGCAGTCAAATCCTGAATTGTATAACTCGTTTTTGAATTAACCAACAAGGAGAATTTAATAAATGGCACAAACTAAAATCGCAAATCTCGTGAATCCTGAAGTAATGGGAGACATGATCGCAGCTAAATTACCAAAAAAATTGCAAGTAATTCCATTTGCAACTATCGACCGCACGCTTGAAGGCGTACCAGGGAACACAATCACAGTTCCATCTTACACATATATCGGTGATGCCGAAGATGTCAATGAAGGCGTGGAAGCTGGGGTTGTAGTTCTTGGAACATCTACTAAGACCGCTACAATCAAGAAAGCTATGAAAGCTGTTGAATTGACAGACGAAGCTGTTCTATCAGGTTATGGTGACCCAGTTGGCAACGCTGAAAATCAACTTGCACTCTCAATCGCATCTAAAATCGATAACGATGCAATGGATGCTCTTCTAAACACAAACACTCGTAAATTTGACTCGAAAACAAAAGCAATTAGCTACGATGTAATCGTTGATGCTATTGATTTGTTTGAAGAAGAAGTCAATACTGAAAAGGTTATGTTTGTCAATCCAAAGCAAGTCACAACTTTGCGTAAAGACCCTAACTTCATCTCAGCGGATAAATATCCAAATCAAGTTGTGATGACCGGTGAAATTGGTTCAATCGCAAACACTCGCATCGTTCCTACTAAAAAAGTTGCTCTTGATACAACTAGCGCATTCTACACATGCCCAATCATCAAGCTCACTCATGATGATGAAACTGAAAAAGACACTCCAGCGTTGACAGTCTACCTCAAACGTGATCCAAACGTCGAAGTAGACCGCAAGTCTTTGAAACGTTCTACTGAAATCTCAATTGACGAGTTTTACACAGTCGCAGTTTCAGACGATTCCAAGGTCGTGCTTGCTGAAATCAAGAAATAAGGTCTGATCTATGAAAGTCAGAGTAAAACAAGCTTTCAATGATTGGCAAGCGAAAGTGGTTCGACAAGAGAACGAAATCTTTGAGATGACAGACGAGCGTTTCGACGAATTGTCGCATAATCTTGAGGAAGGGTTCTCAGTCGATATCGCTGACGTTGTCGAGATCATTAATGAAACCGAAATCCAAGGAGACGAGACGACTCCTTTTGACTAGGAGGTCTTATGGAACTTGAAAAACTAAAACAATTGATGGGCGAGAGCAACGAAACAATCCTCTCGTCTTTACTTTTAAGGGCTGAAAACATCATTTTATCCGAAACAAACCGAGAAAAGCTGACTCCAGCACTCGACAGGCTACTACCTGAACTTGCAATCGAGCTCTACAACCGCTCAGGAAGCGAAGGAGAGCAGTCTAGAAGTGAAGGTGGTATATCTGTTACCTACGCAGAGTCAGGCTTGTCTACGGGCCTTTTACAGCGTATTCGCATGCATCGATTAGCGAGGGTGGCAGGTCATGTTTTTGAAAAAGAATAGACTGAAACCTTACAACTTCAAGCGGTTCAAGAAGACCGTGACGAATGAGGGAGTCGCTAAAGAGGGATATGCGGATGAGGTTGAAGAAGTAAGGCTTGAATTGTGGCCAGCGAGCAGTGGACTTCAATCTGAAATCTACGGAGAACGTCTAAACGATATCTTGAACGCAAATGCGATCAAGAGTGCAGACATCAATGTCAAAGACGGGGTTTGTATCGATAGTAAGACAGAGGTCACGCATCGGGTTATCTCAAAAAAAGTATACAGTCATCATCAAGTTTTGGAGTTGGAACGTGTCAGGTTTAATCGGAGCAGATAGCTTAATCGCTAAATGTCGTAAGCTATACGGTGCAAAGAGCAACGAAATAGTAGGACAAGCGGTCTTGCATGCTGCTAAAACAGTCGTACAAGCTGAAGCGAAACTCAGAGCGCCTGCAAATGAGGGTGAGTTGAGAAATAGCATCAGAGTCCGATTAAAAGTAAACGGCAACAAGATATCGAGCGAAGTCTTTACAAACTCAGACCACGCTGCCTATGTTGAACTCGGAACGGGTCCGAAAGGACAAGAGAACCATTCTGGCATCTCGCCAGAAGTGAGCGTGTCTTATCGGTCTAGTCCCTGGTACGTGCATGAAGACCAAATCAATGTAGGACCTTACCACTTTCAAAAAAGAGGGGAGTTCTACAAGATGTATGGTCAACCGGCGCAACCTTTCTTGTACCCCGCTTTAAAAGACAATCATGACCGTGTATCTAGAAGTGTTTCAAAATACGTCAGCAGAAAGATAAGAGAACAGATAAAATGATTAATATTAAGCCTTTAATTTATAAAGAATTGCAAAAGGTCGCAGATAATGTGACCGACACTTATCCAGACGATTGGGAGACCTTCCCAGTCGTTATTTTTTTGGAAGAACAGAACAAGCCGGGCGATTGGTTCGATGACAAAGAGCAAAAGTCATACGTTCGTTATAAGGTTGATATTTTTGACAATGAAAGCACAACTGATTTATCAATTAAAATCAATGAGATTTTTGCTATGTCTGGTTTACAACGGACCGAGTCACAAGATATGCCTGATCCGTCGCATCTGAGACATAAAGTCATGAGATTTGAGGGTGTTATCGACCCAAAAACACAGCTTGTTTATCAATACAGAATGGAGAATTAATACATGTTAGCAAACGGAATTAAGCTTGCTTTTAGCGAAACTAAAAGCGATTATCAAAATCTTTTAGGTTTGAAAGAAGTACCTGAATTTGGTATTGAACCTGAAAAGGTTGAAAATACGACCTTGGAAGATAAGGTTAAGAAATACGAATTTGGTATTGGTGATGCTGGGGAACTTGAGTACAAATTCGCTTACAAAAACGACGGGGAAAATGCTCCTTATCGTGTTTTGCGTAAGGCAGCAGACGGCAAGAAGAAACTCTTCTTCAAGCAAACCTACCCGGACGGTACTGAGGTCACATTTGAAGGTCAAGTATCTGTCAAGCTTGGCGGTGGCGGAGTGAACTCTGTTATCGATTTCATTCTCAAGATTGCATTGCAGTCTGAACTCGAATTTAAAGACGGTTTGGGAGGTTAATAGATGGCTCTACCATACGCAACTTGGAAAATTAGTGAGGATAAGGAGTTAAAACTCCGCCTCACCTCTTTACAAGCGACCAAAGTTGAAGAAAAAATCGGAGCGAATTTGCTCAAGGTCTTCATGCCCGCAGAGGACGAAGCCTTTGCTTTGCCACCTCTAAAAGTCATGTTGTTATTGACTCATGGAGCGCTTCAAAAGTTCGAGCATGGAATCTCGTTTGAAGACGTGTCTGATCTATACGACGATTATGTCGATAACGGTGGAGACCAGGCAGCATTCATGGCAGATGTTATCTTGCCGATGCTTCAAGTGTCGGGTTTTATGCCACGGGAGAAAGCAAGCAAGAAAGCTCCCAAGAAATCCGAAGCCAAAATGGAAGTAGTCGAGTAGAACAGACTACTGTCCATTCAGTAAAAGAAATGGTTGAGAGGTTATACCCAATGTTTTTAGATATCGGGGGCAAGCCTCTCGATTTTTGGGATTTAACGGTACTTGAAATCAGAGACATGATTGAAAGCTATAATCGTGTCACAATTCAAAAGCAAAAAGAAAAAATCATTGAATCTTACAGACTTTCGCAGATGATAGCAAATAATGTATCCTTGTTGCTTTCAAAAGATGCCAAATCGCTTGAAGTATGGGATTATGCTCCTGAGCTTTTTGAAAAAGAAAAAGAGCAGGTCGAACAAGCAAGATTGGCTCAAGAATTGAGATTGCATAAGGAACGCATGCGCATGTTTGCTGAAAGTCACAACCGAAAATTAAAAATGAAAGGAGAATAGATGGGAGTTACACTTGACGAGCTTAAGGTAATGATTGACGCTGAAATCGCACCTTTTAAAAACAAGATGAAAGAAGTCGAGAATAAGGTCAAAGATGCCTCTAACAAAGTACAGTCATCAACCGACAAAATCAAGGCGCAGTCTGGCTCCATGCTAGGCGTTTTTGGTAAATTAGCCAAATTCGCTGGATTTGCCTATCTTGGCAAGAAGTTGCTTGATGTCGGCATGTACTCTACGCAGATGGCTCTTGAAGTTACAGCATCGATTAACCAAATCAAGCGTCAAATGGGCGAAAGCTCACAGACATTCTTAAAATGGGTTAATGATAACGCAAACGCTATGAACATGGGCGTTGGTGAAGCGACGAAATACGGGGCGGTATATTCAAACCTATTTTCTGGCTTTATCAAAGACTCAAATAAGCTGAGCGCCTATACTGCTAAGATGCTTCAAACATCGGCAGTAGTCGCAGAGGGTTCAGGTCGTAGCATTACAGACGTCATGGAACGCATTCGTTCTGGTTTGCTAGGGAATACCGAAGCAATCGAGGATTTAGGAATCAACGTCAATGTGGCCATGATTCAATCGACTGAAGCGTTCAAACGTTTTGCAAATGGCCAAAGTTGGGACCAACTCGACTACCAAACGCAACAACAAATCCGTCTTATGGCGATTTTGGAGCAGGCAACTGCTAAATATGGCACGACCTTGTCACAGTCCGTCAATGGTAGTATCAGTTTGTTCAAGTCGTTGCTGAAAGACTCAGCTTTGAACATCGGGAACGCATTCTTGCCGATTATCAACGCGATTATGCCAATCTTGAACTCATTCGCTATGGTTTTGAAGAATGTGACTGCTAAACTCGCTGAGTTTATCGCATTGATGTTCAACAAGAAAGCGACGGTTAAGGACGGTGTGGCCGGCGCAGTTGGTGACATGAACGGAGCCTTACAAGATGCAGCAGGTGGCGCAGGCGACCTTGCAGATGCCATGGGCGATGCTGACGATGCGTCGGGTGGTCTAGCTGATAATCTAGGAGACTCTGCTAAAAATGCTAAAAAAGCAGTCAAAGAGTTGCTTGGTTTAGCTGGATTTGACGAAATCACGATTTTGAACAAGAAAGATGATTCTGACAACGGAGGCTCTGGCGGTTCTGGGGGCGGTGGTAAAGGCAAAGGTAAGAAAGGTAAAGGCGGAAGTGGACCTTTTAAAGACATCTTGCCAGAAGTTGCTCTTACCGACATGGATAACCAATTCAAGAGCATTTTTGATGGTTTAGGAGATAAACTAAAAGGTCTATCTGACCTATTTAGCAAAGGGTTATCTGCTGCATTCAGAGCCGAAGGTCTCGAACGTATCACGAATGCTTTAGGTCGAATCAGAAAGACTCTTGAAGAAATCGCTACTGACCCACGAGTAGTCAATGCTTTTAATGGCATGGCTGGGAAGATAGCATACTCTCTAGGGCAGATTACAGGCTCTCTGGCAACGGTTGGACTCGGTATCGGTGTTTTCCTTGCCGAAAGTATTGCGAACGGTCTAGAACGCCAAAAAGAGCGTATTATTCGCTCTCTAGTAGCTCAGTTTGAGAACACAGGCAAATATGTTTGCCTCGGCCGGAAACATCGCTCAAGCGTTCGCAGACGGCTTCTATGATGTCATTACATCGACTGGCGCTATTCGTATTGGAAGTTCAATTGTGTCTGCCATTCTAGCAATTCAATCTAGCATTGTAGAGATTGGCTTCAAACTCGGCGGTGACCTACTTAAAGGTCTTGAGCGAATTGTTACGGATAACATGCCTGGCATTGCTGAGATTTTCTCAAATACTTTGTCTGACATCGCTCCAATCTTTGAAAGTGCAGAACAAGCAATCAACGATATGTCTGATTCAATTAGTCGTGTGTATGACCAATACATTCGTCCGACGATTGAATCATCAACGAAAGCTATATCAAGTATTATCAGTTTGTTTGTAAAAGGTTGGAATAATCATATCCAGCCTGTTATCAAGAAACTCGGTCAAGGTTTCTCGGACACGATTGGCAAACACATTTCTCCATTTATTCAAAAAATTTTGGAGATGGTCGCAAGTTTCCAAGAAATGTCACAAGTCATTACTGCTTACGTTGCACCAGTAATTGGCTTTATCGTTGAGGAATTGACGAGAACTTTTGCTCCAACTCTTGAATACATTGGAGAAGTCTTCCGTGTATTATTCAATACGGTTGCTGATATCTTGGGTGGCATAGCGGACTTTGTTAAGGGTGTATATGACATCATCACTGGCATTCTCACAAGTGATATGAGCAAGATTTTCGACGGCTTCACCGAAACGGGCGATGCCATCATGAATATCTTGTCTACAATCTTAACTGGATTGTTGAATTTAACAGTCGCTGTTCTGAAGTACCTTTGGGATACGATTGTGGCGATCTTCCAAGCAATTTGGGATGGTATCGTGGCTATCTTCACACCTCTCGGCGAATGGTTCTCAGAACGCTGGAACGACATCACAACTGTTTTAGCCGACGTGGCTAAATGGTTTGGTGATATGTTCCAAAAAGCTTGGAATGCTCTAACGAATGTATTCTCTTCAATCGGTACTTGGTTCGGCGAGCGTTGGAACGATGTAACGACTGCGCTTGCTAACGTCGCAACGTGGTTCGGGAACATCTTCAAGACTGCATTTGAAGCAGTCAAGAACGCATTTAGCACGATTGGAAGTTTCTTCAGTGGCGTTTGGACCACGGTCAAGAATATCTTCGTCAACGCTGGCCAAATGGTCGGTAGTGCAGTCGGCGGAGCATTCAAGAGCGCAGTTAATGCGGTTCTTGGCACGATTGAAAATGTGGTTAATGGTTTCATTGGAATGATTAATGGCGTTATTGGCATGATTAACAAGATTCCGGGCGTTTCTCTTGGTAGCGTTGGGTACGTTAGCCTTCCTCGATTGGCCCGTGGTGGTATCGTCGATAGTCCGACCGTGGCCATGATTGGTGAAGCTGGTAAAGAGGTTGTTATGCCTCTTGAAAACACTGGATTCTTGCAGACTATGGGTCGCATCGTAGGTGGTGCGGTAGTTAATGCCTTGGGCGGTGGTTTACCACAGTCTGGAGGCTTCAGCGGTAGCGGTGACATCGTCATTCAAATCGGTGGGCACGAATTTGGTCGTGTGGCCATCCAAGAAATAAATCGAGAACAAGAACGTGCAGGACAAGTCTTGCTTAACATTTAAAGGGAGGTAAAATGGCACGCTTAATTATCAATGGGGTGGCTGTTAAGCCTCCCAAATCTTTTCAAGTCGGTATCCAAGATATCGATGGAGAAACTGGCCGAAACGCTAACGGAGACATGGTGCGTGACCGTATCACGACCAAACGAAAATTAGATTGTGAATGGGGCATGCTGACTCAAGATGAAATGAGTCAGCTTTTAAATGCCGTCTCAGCGGTCTTTTTTGAAGTCTCTTATCCCGACCCAGTAAGAGGTCAAACAACAGGTACTTTTTACGTCGGAGACAGAACGGCTCCAAGTTATTCATTTACTGATAAGTTCAAGCCATGGTCTGGCGCTAAATTTAATCTGGTAGAAAGGTAGGTTAGAACATGGATATATTCAGACGTAGGAAATTTGATGAAGCTATGTTTGCTAAGAACCGTACTCTCGCTATCAGAGTAGGACGGTATCAGTCAAGCGATATTAAAGAGGCCCATTTTGATTATGGCTATATCAATGGTGACACATATAAGCCAGGCGGAACATGCGCAGGCAGCGGTAAAATCATCTTTTCCAGTATTATCACTACTTTCAATAAGCTAGATAAGGTTTACCCTGAAATCGGTCTTTTGGTAGACGGAACCTACGAATGGGTTAAAATGGGTGAATACTTCATCAATGATATTGAGATTGACCGTAACCGAAACACAACCAAGCTCGACCTTATGGACGGGATGTTCAAGCTCAATCGTGAACACATCACATCTCTGACCTATCCTGCTGAAATTAGACAAGTCATCAAAGAGATTTGTCTAAAAACGGGTGTTGAACTGGCAAACGAGAACATGAATATTACATCCATGAATTACCAAATCGAGAAAATTCCTAGCGAGAAAAAAATGACATTCAGAGATGTTTTGAGTCTAGCTACTCAAATGCTCGGGATGTCTTGTTTCTTTAATCGTGAAGGGAAACTTGAGATCAAAGAATTGACTGATTCAGGTATCACGATCACAGCAGATAGCTATTTCATGCACGGATTGACCAAGAGTGAAGTTCAGTATCAGATTGCAGGGATAACCTGCAAGAAAGATAAAGAGACACTCACAGTTGGTATGCGTACTGGACGTTCATTGGAATTGGATAATCTATTCATGTCTCAATCGATTTTGGATAATCTCTATCACAAGATCAAGGATATCCGCTATTATCCGTTTAACTTGAATTACCAAGGACACCTCTTGCTAGATGTCGGGCAGTGGGTAACCATCAAGACGAACAAGGGCGAGACGTTCAAATCGCCAGTATTAAGCCAATCATTTACATTTAAAGGTGGTCTGCGTGGTCGTATCAGCGCAGACAGTAAAGCTGGCAATGATGCGCAGTATTCGTACGCAGGAACGCTCACGAAGAAGATTGAGCAATTCAGCGAATTCGAGAAACAAATTCAAAACCAAATCGAAGAAGCAGACAAAGGCCATGACCAAAAGGTCGAAAAGCTCAAGAACGACTTTAACGACCAAGTCGAACTTGCCAAAGCAAAAGCGGAAGAGGTCAAGCGAAGTCTGACAGAGACCATTGACCAACGTTTTCGTGACTTCGACGGCGCAGGTCTTCGAGATATCAAAAAGAAGGCAGAAGATGCTCTTGCGAAAGCTGGTGCCGTATCAAACACTGCTCAAATAGCAAAACTTGGAGCCGATAAAGCAATCACTGAACTTAATGATTTTAAGAAAAAATCTCAGAAATCCTTAGAAGAATTACAAACATACGCTCGAAATGAGAGTGTAAAGCAATCGACTGCTGTCAGAGAGTTGGTTACTCGTGATTTCGTTGGAAAATCTACTTATCAGGAAGATGTGAGAGGTATCGAACGACGCTTTGGCGAGATACGTACGCAGACGAACAATGATATAGCTTCAAAGATTGCTCAATTCAAACAGACAGTTGACGGACAATTCTTAAATATCTCCTCTCAGTTGGATAGCAAAGCTAACCTTGTAGATTTTCAACGAGTACAAGAGACTAGTAGGCTCTATGAACGCATTATCGGTAGTAGCGAGGGTGATATTGCTGACAAGGTCGCTCGCATGGCTCTGACGAATCAGTTATTTCAGGTTGAAGTTGGTAAATATGCCAACGTTGGCGGTCCGAATATGCTCCGAAACTCGAGGGCGGATGATGGTCTGAAATACTGGACGGAAGCGAACGGTCGTTTGAGTTTCACGTCGCATGGATTCTACTTTAATGGTCAAAAGCGCATATTTGAACTACAGCCAGGCGCAGTCGTTAAAAGTCCACGTTTCATTATCAAGCGAAATACTGATTATACGTTGAATATTTTAGGGTTCGACAACAACTCAAAATATTTTAGAGTATATTTATGCAAGCGTAAAAAAGGCTCAAATGCGGATTTTGAAGAAAAACAATTGGTATTTGACGGAAGACCGCAATGGACAAACGGTCCAGTATTTAGTAACGAAAAAACCGTTAAAAAATCCTTCAAATTCAATATTGGAGATTTTGATGACGGTTATCTGCAATTCGAATACGACCGAAATAACCCTAATAAATGGGGCGGATTGTTCATGACCGAGCTTGATTTTTATGAAGGCACGACCGACCGTAAATGGCAACCAGCTCCCGAAGATGCGACTCTCGAGGCGGATGAAGCTGTTCGTACAGTTCAAAATCAACTGGCTAATTCATGGGCTATTCAAAACCTGACAAGTGCTGGCTCTATCATTTCTCAAATCAACGCGACTAACAATCAAATCCTGATTGAAGCGGAGAAGATTCGTCTGAAAGGTAAGACGTTACTTGATGAGCTCACTGCGATTGATGGTTACTTTAAGCGCTTATTTGTAGGCGAGGGCAACTTCGCTAAGCTGAACGCTGAAATTATCGGAGCGAATACTATCACAGCAGATAAGCTAATCATGGACCAGGCAATGGCTCGGATGTTTGTTTCGAGCGATATCTTCACGGATACGCTTGCTGCTAAAGAAGCCTTTATCAACAAACTTAGGTCTGTCGTAGTATCTGCGACCTTGCTTGAAGGGTACAAAGGGAAAATCGGTGGTTTCCAAATTGGTACTCATGATAAAGATCCAAAAACTTATTGGCTAACTGGCCAGAATCAATTTTTTGTAGGAATGAGCAATGGTGCTGGCGGTTGGGGTAAAACAGCTCTCTGGGTCAATTGGGGAACAACGTGGGATGCTCCAGGAAATCATGCATGGTTTGTCAAAGAATCGGGCGAAATGTATTGTTATAATAAGGCGTATTTTTGGAACACGCCGGTTATAAATGGAAATTTGCGTGTAACTGGATATATTTACTACGACAATGAGAATTCAGGGAAACACGGTTACTGGATTTCATCACCAAAATACTCAAGCATTGAACCTTATAGCGGTTACTTATATCTTTATTACTCTGGCGGAGGTTCCGACTGGATTCCGATGAACAAAGAAATTTCAGACCGTCGCTATAAATCAAATATTCAAGATAGTACAGTTTCCGGTCTCGACGTAATCGAAAAACTCAAGACGTACAGTTACCGCAAAGAATACGATGGCAAAATCGAGGATATTTCTTGCGGTATTATGGCGCAGGATGTCCAAAAGTACGTCCCAGAAGCTTTCTACGAAAACCCAGATGGTGCATACTCATATCGTACATTTGAATTGGTGCCTTATTTAATTAAGGCTATTCAAGAACTAAATCAAAAAATACAGAAATTGGAGAAAAAGAATGAATGACACAGACAAACAAATCAGCAGTCTAGCGATTAAGTCACTAAGCGAGAGAGTTGCCAAAGAGGCTACTCAATCGGCTACGCTCGAAGCTCTATACACAGTAACCGCTATGGAGCTTGAGCAAATGAAGCAAATCATTGAATCGGATGAAAAACTCAAAGCGAAATTTGAAGAAGTGAAAGGAAAAATGACAAATGGCAATTAATAACTACGAACTGGCTGGTAAACCTTATACACGAGGTTTGGGCGACAATCTCAAGACAGTAGTTGAAATTCGTCTGTCAGATGGGACTCGATACAGCACGAACCTGCGTGAACTTGCAGGAGACCGTACAACTGAGCAAGAGGATGCCTTGATTCAAGCCGTGCTGGATATTATCAAGGCTGAGCTAGACCCAGGCTCTGCCATCGTGAAGGCACAAGCCGAGATTGAACAAGCAGTTCAATCTTTGGCAAAAGCCAAGACAGACCTCTCAGTTAACAAAGAGAACATCGATAGCGTATCAGCAATTACTGAAGTTCTCATTGCGCTTGCGATTGGCCAGAATGGTGGGATGCCAACGAACACATACAGTAAAGTTGCGCAGTTCATCAAACCTCTTGTAAAAGACCGTCGTTACACGAACGGTGATATTGTATCGATGCCTTACCCTTACGACACGAATCCGAAGTGGCCTAAAGAAACACAAACCATCTTGAAATTCCAGATGCAGCCTAATGAGGGATATACTTGGAAAGAACAGGCTCTTGCTGAAATGCTCCAAAAAGGCATTTTGACCGTGATCATGCCACGTATTGATTAAGGAGGTTGTATGCCGATTGAAGAAGCTGAAAAAATCGCTCAAAGCCAGGTTGCTTGGGCGATTTTGTTTATCTTACTTTTCTTTATTATTATTCGATATCTCATCAAGACTTCGGACAAGCGAGAAAAGAAGATTATGGATTTGCACGAGCAATCAAAGGCCGACTCTAACAGACGAGAAGAGCGTTTGATGACTCACCTAGAAAAGACCACTACAGAATTAACCACAATCACTCACACGGTCGGAGACATTCAAAAAGAAATGGTCCGCATGAACGACCGCATGGAAGAAATCGAAAAAGGAGAATAACACATGCAACAAATTACTGAAATTATCGTAGCATCAGCTACTGGAGTCTTGACTATTTTAGCAGGTATCGCAGTAAAAGCGATTAAAGATTTTCTCGTCAAAAAAGGCGGAGAAAAGACAATTAAGATTGTTGAAATCCTTGCTAAAAATGCAGTTAATGCCGTGGAGCAGGTTGCTTCTGAGACTGGATACAAGGGCGAAGAGAAACTGGAGCAAGCACGCACTAAAATCCGTGCTGAGTTGACCAAATATAACATCAGCATGACTGATAAAGATCTTGATACATTTATCGAGGCATCGGTTAAAGAAATGAACGATGCGTGGAAAGGGGAGTAAGTATGGGACTAAATCTTGAAACAGCTATTGCTTGGATGCGTGCTCGAAAAGGGCAAGTATCTTATAGCATGGATGATCGCAATGGCCCTGACTCTTATGATTGCTCAAGTTCAATCTACTACGCCTTATTGAGTGGAGGTGCCGTGTCGGCTGGTTGGGCAGTCAATACAGAGTATGAGCATGACTGGCTCAAAAAGAACGGATATGAGCTCATCGCTGAGAACACTCCATGGGATGCTCAGCGTGGAGACGTCTTCATTTGGGGACGTCGTGGATATTCTAGCGGTGCTGGTGGTCATACTGGTATTTTCGTAGATAGTGATAACATTATCCACTGTAACTATCGTTTCGACGGTATTACAGTAAACGATCATGACGATATTTGGCTCTATGCAGGACGACCTTACTATTATGTGTATCGCTTGACTAATCCATCTGCAGCTGCCGAAGAAGTCAAAACTGGCTGGCAAAATGACGATACTGGATACTGGTTCGTTCGAGCTAATGGCTCCTATCCAAAAGACCAATTTGAGTACATTGAAGAGAATAAATCATGGTTCTACTTCGACAGTCGTGGATATATGTATTCTGAAAAGTGGCTCAAACATACTGATGGTAAATGGTACTGGTTTGACAAAGACGGTTACATGGCCACTTCTTGGAAGAAAATCAACGGAAAATGGTATTACTTCAATCGTGATGGCTCTATGCAGACTGGCTGGGTTAAATACTACGAAAGATGGTATTACCTCAATTCAGAAAATGGCGATATGGTATCGAACGCCTTTGTCCCATACAACGGCGGATACTACCTCATGCTTGAAGATGGTCGCTTGGCTGAAAAAGAAAGCTTCAACATTGAGCCAGATGGGCTCATCACTACAAAATAATTTTTTAAATAAAGAAAGGAAAATTTCTAAAATATTGTTCGAATCGTTTTAACCGCAGGCATTAGCTTGCGGTTTTTTGTTTGTCTGGATCAAGAAAACATCTGACCAACTGACATCAATGTCGGTAGCAAAATAAATTGTTTTTCCTGAAAGTACTGTCTGAATTCAAAAAGTAATGATTTTTTCACTGTTTTTTTATTTTTTCTACGAATATATAAGTAGGAGGAAGAAAACATGAATATTTTGAAGATTGAACTTGCGAGCGTAGAGCATACTGATTTAGGTTTTGAGCATTGGGTAGATGTCACATACCAGGTGCCGATTTTGAAAAATAAGTACACTGTCAAGCTATTGCTACTTATGGAATGCAAGATAGAGGACCAGGAAGTCATTGATTACCTGGTATCAACCTGGAAGTATCGTGATCTGGTATTGCATTCAGTAAGGATGTATGAACTGGAGAGAGAAAGGGCATGACTGTGAAAATAAATTTTTCATGTATTTTACTCTAACTAATCATGATCGGGCGCTTAACGTCTACACCAGAATTGCACAAAACCAACAATGACAAGTCAGTAGCGCGAGCAACTATCGCTGTGAATCGTCGTTACAAAGACCAAAACGGTGAACGTGAAGCTGATTTTGTCAATTTGGTTCTTTGGGGGAAATTGGCTGAAACCTTGGCAAGCTACGCAACTAAAGGTAGTCTTATCTCTGTGGATGGAGAACTT